TATTAAAACAAAATTAAATAAAATTAAATTAATATTAAAACCACTACCAAATGTTTTGTAATCTAAAATATTAGTTTTATTTTTGCAAACGATTTCAGAAACGAGTTTAAAAACTCTTTTGCAAAGATAAAGAAAATAATTTAAAATACAAATAAAAATGGGAGAAAATTTCAATTATGATTTTCGAACACCGCTGCAGAAGCAGCAGGACGAACGAAAGAAGAACATCATTGCGATGTTTGCAGATTTCCGGGCAAAGGCACCTGCCGAGACTTCGGACAGCAGAATAATGCTTGCTGTATCGCAGCACGTAGGCTGCACCCAGCAGAACGTGCGTGTCTGTCTCATCAAGGCTGGAGTGATTACACCAAAGAAGAGACGTGCAGCCGTGCGCAAGTAAGTAGAACCATTTAAACATTCAGAGCGTATGAAGAAGTTTATCGAGTTTGTGACAAGTGACGAGTTCTTATCAGTGGCATTTGCTGCCATAGTACTAACTTTAATCTTTTGGAGGGCATAGTTATGACGAACATAGAACCAAAGGTAGCTGATGCAGGCAGATACACAATGACAGAGACCTGCAAGGCATTGGGCATCCACCGCAACACCCTGCGCAGATGGGTGCAGGCTGGAAAGATGAAGGTCAAGTTCCGTAGAATCGACAACCGCAAGGTTATCGATGGCGCAGAAATCAAGAGAGCGTGGAGGGTTGCCCTATGAGCAAGTTATCAATCAATATGCGCAGGATGATCGTGAAGTACACAGACATCTGCTGGCTTATCACTAACTGGAAGGCGAACCGCAAGACCAGAAAGTGCTGCGAACTGAACAACAAGTGCTATTTGGAGGCAGAGCGAAGAATCCAGTACAGAGAGTTTCAAGGCAACCTTTGCGTGGCACTGGATAACATACCGCTCATACCACTGGACGGAACGGACAACGAGGTATTGAAGTCGTGCCGTGAGACCTTCCAAAGTTACATATTTAATCAGAGAGGAGGTAACGAATGAGGAAGATAATCGAGGAGTGCAGGAAGGCAATGTACGATGCCGTTTGGCAGGAGATAGACCGAGATCCACAGCGACCAGCAACAGCGAGGGTAGACATCACGACCAAGGCTGGCGACATCTGCGTATGGTGCGGAAGCGTTGGCAACATTGCGGTCGTAACGCACAAGACCAGCAACAATGACAGCGAGCGGCTGGAGGAAGCCATCGAGGGTTGTCTTAACTATCAAGACGTGATGGACGATTGGCTGGAGGAGAACAGCCAATACGCAGTCCGAGAACAAGACCCGATGGACGCTTTCAACGAAAGCAGACTCGACAGTCTCATGGCTCGACTGATATAGACTACATGATTATTAAACAATTATATGATTTCCCTGCAGCGGCAGGGCAGGGTGCACGCAAAACTCATTCAAGTTAGAAGGTTATTAGTATTAATTGTGTTTTTATTGATATACTACAGATATGCGGAAACAGCGTGTGCCCTATAACGGAAGGGCGTCCACCAGCAGGCAATGGTGGTGGTAGATTTTGGTCACCAACTGGGGTTCGAATCCACAGCCTTCCACTAGAGTTAATGAACAATAAGTTGAACAAAAATTGAACGAATTATGGAAAATGAGATTATTCAAGTAAGCGGTGGCGAAATGCTGGAAGCCATCAACCGCTCGGAGATTGACGGACAGATTGCCACAGCGCACAAGTTTCCGAGAGACATCATGCACTGCAAGCAGAACATGGTGGCACTGGCAGCGATGGACGATGATGTAGCATACAACTGCTTCTACCATCTCGAGCGCAAGGGAAAGGACGGACAGATTTCAGTAATTGAGGGTCCTAGCGTGAGATTCACCGAGATTATTTCTGCCTGCTGGAAGAACCTGCGCATCGCAGGACGCATCATCGCAAACGATGGAAAGACCATCACAGCGCAGGGCGTCTGCCATGACCTCGAGAGCAACGTTGCCTACTCCGTGGAAGTAAAGCGCAGCATATTGACCTCAAAGGGATACACCTTCTCGCAGGATATGCAGGTGGTAGTCGGCAACGCAGCGGTGGCAATCGCACAGCGTAACGCAATCTGCAAGGTCGTTCCGCAGGTACTGATTGCAAGCGTGGTTAAGGAGGTGCAGGCAAAGGCACTGGAGCACATCAAGCAGACTGGCGTCAAGAGCCAGTGGAAGAGCTGTGTAGTCTGCTTCCAAGCCTACCAGGTTACAGACCTTATGCTTCTGGACTACATCGGGAAGAAATCAGCCGAGGAAGTCACGGCAGAAGACATTCAGAAGCTGGGTGGTGTATACAACGCCATCAAGGAAGGCACGACCACCGTAGAGGAGACCTTCAAGAAGCCAAAGCAGCAGGAAGCCATCGCACAGCAGGCGCAGGCAGCAGCCGAGAGCGCACAGCAGAAGGCAGAGAAGGCAATGAACCGCAGCCAAGGCAAGACTGGCACAGCTGCGAAGAAATAAGCTATTAAGTTATAACGTTATTGCCCGAACCGCCACGGTGCAACCTATTGGGTGGGCACCCATCACGAACAAGGGAAGCCGTGGCAACTTTTAATAAACATTCAGTAAATCAATGAAACAGATAATCAAGTACAAAAGCAGAGAGGAGTGGTTACAGAACCGCTCGAACGGAATAGGCGCAAGTGAAGCAGGCACGGTACTGGGACTGAATCCGTGGGAGACACCATACCAGCTGTGGAGACGCAAGAAGGGCATCGACCCGCCAAAGGTGGAGAACTTCGCAATGGTGGCAGGACACCTGCTTGAGGATGCCGTGGCGCAATTCTACAAGCGAGAGAGCCATTGCCACATCATCAAGGCAAGCACGGACGACTACACCATCACGAACACCGATGCACCGTATCTGAGAGTAAGCCCAGACCGCACCTTCTGGAGAGTTGGAGCAACGCACAACGAAGCCAGCAAGAGCATTTTGGAGTGCAAGACAACACAGATGCAGATAGATGCAGACGACCTTCCGAAGCATTGGTTCTGCCAGTTGCAGATGAACCTCGGAGTGGGAGAATACAAGGACGGAGCACTTGCCTGGCTGACAGCAGGCAGGGAGTTCGGCTACCGTGACATTGACTTCGACCCCGAATTTTACGGATGGATGAGGGACGAGATTACAAAGTTTTGGCTGGACCACATCGTGGGCAACCAAGAGCCACCTGCCTACAGCGCACAAGACGTTCTCCTGAAGTCTCCACTGCACAAGGCAGGAAAGGAGATTGAAGCCACAGCAGAAGTCGGGGACATGCTTATCGAGTTGAAGGACATCAAGGAGAAGAGCAAGACACTGGAGAACCGACAGAAGGAGATCGAGGACAACTTGAAGCTATTCTTCGGAGACGCTGAGAGCATCGTGGACGGAAACGGAAAGACGCTGGCAACGTGGAAAGCACCGAAGGCGAGCGAGAAGTTCGATGCCAAGGCTTTTCAGACAGACCATCCGGAGGAATGCGCAGCCTACATCAAGCAGGTGCAGGGAGCAAGGAGATTACTTATCAAGTAAGGCTTATGGCTAGCATTTCAATATCAAAGACCGACCTAAGAAATATAATTTCCCAACTGGAGAATTATATTTCCCTAGGTGGGAAAGTGACAGCACCGACCGACACAAGCCAGCGGAACAGAATCCGCATTGCTACCGTGCTCAAACGGAAGCTGGAAAAGAAATTATCATTATCGGAATAAAATCATGAACGATTCATTTATACTATACACTTCAGACTATCAGCTAATCGAGGGGCTTACAGATGAGCAACTCGGACAGCTGATTCGGGCACTCTTCACCTACGCAAGGGATGGCAAAGTAATCAAGCTAGAGCCAGTCGTGCGCATGGCTTTCGCTTTTATCAAAGATAAGATAGACCGAAACCAACAGAAATATCAGAAGAAATGCGAGCGTAATCGGGAGAACATCCGTAAACGATGGAATAAATCGAATACGAATGATACCAAAGAAAACGAACGTATACCAAACGATACGAGCGTATACGAACGTATACCAAACGATACGACACGATACCTATATGATAGTGATAGTGATAGTGAAAGTGATAGTGATGTTTCTAAAGAAACAGATAATATACCTTCTAAAGAAGGTTTGTCAATTTCGGAAAATCCGAAAGTTGACCCAGACAAACGATGCGCCAAGATTGATTTTGCGGCTATCAAGGAATACTGGAACACCAAGCATGACCAATCGGGCAGCGCAATGCGAAGGTTAACCTTGATGAGCGACCAGCGCAAGAGCAATGTGCGTGCAAGGATAAGGGAATACGGAGGGGACGTTCAGAAGGTCTACAAGGCAATCGACAAAGCCATGGAGAGTAACTTCATGAACGGCAAGAACGGAAAGGGATGGGTTGCCAGTTTCGACTGGATGATGTGCCCTTCCAATTTCCCCAAGGTGCTTGAAGGCAACTACGACAACGAGCAGCCAGCAGGAAGCCAGCAGCCGCAGGCACAAGATCCAGCGGCAACGGCAAGACCGAGCATCGGGGAACGCTACGAGCAAGCCAAGCACCAGCAGCCAGCGAGCAAACAGATCCAAGACGATAAGTTCCGATGGGTAATCCAGCAGAATCTGGACGACCTGAAGAAGAATCCACAGAACAAGCCAGCCAAGGATTCACTGGTAAGATTCTACAAGCAGGGAGTTCTGCAGCGGTTGGGCATCGACTGGAAGCCCGAAAAATAACGAATGAGGGCAAAATTAGCCGCTCTGAGCCGTTTTTACGCTTCGGGCGGTAAATTAAAGGCAAACAGATTTTGAACGCTTAAAACAAAAGAATTATGGCAGAATACAATAATCAGAGCATTGACATCGACCTTGAGGAGATGTTCAACGGTTTATCGAAAGAAGACCAAGAGGAATTTTTGGTAGACATGTTCCAAAACTTATCAGACGAAGACAGCAGAAAGAGTGTTGTAGGGGACAATATCTGGTATCTTGAAATCGACAATACTGTCGACATCATTGTGCAAGCATTCGATAGCTTGAACGTCAACGGACAGACAGAAGCAGCCGAGCGCATCGCAGACATACTGACACATGAACAGCGTAAGGAACTTGTTGAGTACATCAAGGTGTGATAGCCATGAAAGAAGAAAAAGTAATAACCCACGAATGCAGAGCCGCAGGGCTTGTGTTCGAGACCATGAGCGACTGGATTAATTGGTTGAAGGGGAACAAATACGACATCAAGAAACCGGTTGCCGAGCATGAAGGTTTCAAGTACAACATCAATGACGCTTGCATCAATCCGCACGTAATAGAGTATTCCGTAGATGGTGAAGACAACTGGAGATGGAAGGCAATGACATCAAAGACGCAGTTCGGATGGATTTGGGGCTACGACATCATCGCTGCAGGAAATAGGATTGCAAGCCCTGCAGCCTATCCAAGCCGATACGACAATTCGGCAATCTTCTACGAGACTGAGGATCAGGCAGCGCACGATGCTCTATCCTTCATCATACGACAGCTTGAAGGGGTTTGTAAGAGCAGGAGCTGGAGAAAGAACAAGAACAAGAATATCCTTCTGTGGGCAGCTAAGAAGAAGAGGGCAGACATCATTCATCCGCAGATGGAACTTTTCAAATAGTTATCTATGAACAGAGTTGAGAATATAATACTTGTCCGTGAATGCGGTCTTCATCATCTGTCAGTTGACGACAGAGACATCTGGCTGGCAGATGATGAGGTAAAGGCTCTAGAATGTATCCTAAAGGATTACAATGCGGACACGAACAATTTTAAACGTAGTTGAAAATGAAGAAGATAGAAATCATCACAGACGAACACCGACTTCTGGCTCGATACCCTGGAGCTGGTGGAACTTTACAAGAAACTCGGACACGTTAAGTTATAACAAACAATAAAAAACATTCAGATTATGGAACAGAAAGATTTTGATATTTATGAGATTTTGAAGGACGTGCCTGATGGCACTGAGTTATACACGCCAATGTGCGGAAATGTTGAGTTCACTTCAGTTGCATCAGACAAGGAGAAAGCGGAAGCAATCTGGACTGAGAATAAGAACGGAAAGGTCTCTAAAGAAGGAGAAGTTCTGCTCTTCCCTTCGAAAGAAATGAGAGACTGGAGCAAGTTCTTCAAGAAAGGAGACGTGCTCGTTCATAGAAACGGAGACGTACATGTTATCTTTGAAGGGTTTAAAGATAATTGCTACACAAGATTTAATTGCAAGCATTATCTTTGGAAAGAATGTTTCGAAGATTATAGCAAAGAAAAATCCGAAATGATAACTTTTCTGTTTGAGAAAGTTAGCGATGATGAAGCCCAGACCTACATCAACGCTATTGAAAAATTTTTGGGTGGCAAGTTGAACCGTGAAACTCTGGAGATTGAGAAGCCGGAGAAACTTACGTTTGAAATCGGCAAACTCTACGTTTTCAATGAAGAAGACGAGGACGGAAAGGTGACTGTCATCGGTAAGTTTATCGGCAAGAACGAGAGCGACGGCACGCTTGTATTCGGCAAGCAGTACGAAATTGAGACCGAGCATTTCATTGCCAACGAAACCTTCTATCTGAATATCAGTTTGCACGATGAACTGCGAGAAGCGACAGAGAAAGAAGCCGAGCTGTTCAACGAGCATTACTCCATTTGGGAGAAGAAAGAGAAGGAAGCGATGGAGCAGCCAGACTTCAAGACCTTCGACAAGGTGCTGGTAAGGGATGGAAAAGAATACGAGTGGATTCCAGCGTTATTTGTTCGTGACCGTGGAGAGGGAGCAAATTATAGATATAAAGTCTTGTCTCTCCGCACCGGAAAGCCATCGGAATTCTCCTGCTGTATCCCATTCGAGGGAAATGAGAACATCATATTCACTGACCACGACACCGAGAATTTACCATTCTAGAGAGCGTATGGCGAGTGAATTATGTAAGGCTTGCGATGCCGGGCGAAACTGCATAAATGGCATATACTGCCTGGCACGCAAGCAATATGTTGAACACCAAGACATCAAGGAATGCAATGGGACAGAGGAAGAAATTCACGGACAAGGAACTCGAGGAGCGCAAGCGTGAGCGAAGACACAGATACTACATGCTGCACCGTGAGGAGTTGATGAGGAAGAACCGAGAATACCGAAAGGCGAACCCTGACAAAATCAAGGAGTATGGCAGAAGGCAGCAGGAAAAGCGCAGGGGAAAGACTTCTCTGTACAACCATGAGTACTACTGCAAGCACCGAAAGAGAATGCTGGAGTACGCCAGCAACTGGAGAAGGGAGCACCCCGACAAAATCAAGGAATACAACGACAAGCAGAAGAAGCAGCGCAGGCTTCAAGCCGAAAGAAAGAAGATTGAAAGAATCAATCCGGAAGTGCAGGCTTCCATATTCCGAGATCCGCAGGCGGCAGAGCACTTCAAGTGGCTTGCAGAACGTGTAAGGAAAAAGAAGGAGCAATCCTTGAACCACAGTAGATAAGTTTTTAACCAGCTGGGCAGACCATCAACGCTGCCCACTTTAAACAAAGAAAGCGAGGTGGAACATGAAGAAATAAACAGAAAGATAGTCTAGGGCAAGAATCCCATGTTAATGAAGATTTTTGCTATTATATTAAATCCAAAATCCAAAGAGGGAGTGTTTGCAGAATAAACTCGTTCGATATAAGATATTCATCTATTTGCAAATCGCCAAGCACTCCCTCGATTTTTCCGTTTCAAGCCAGCAAGACGATGAAAGGAGAAGGGACTATAGGGTAGAGGATAGAAATAGTAGGGAGCTAGCGCACAAGCGCACACACGCACGTAAGATTCAGCACCCCGAACAACTACCCAAAGACACAGAGATAACGGATTAGAACGAAAATTTCAAGAAAATAACAAAAAAAAAAGAAAATCAAAAATAAAACAAAAAAGAAAACGAAATGGAAAAAGGAACAGTTATAATCGGAATCGACCCCGACAACAACGAAAGCGGAGTTGGAGCAGTCTACGACGATAAGAAGTTTCTCGCCTATAAAATGAACTTCCCAGCTTTGATAGATTACCTCAAGGCTATGAACGAGAGTTGCAAGAAGGTCAAGGTCGTTATTGAAGGCGGCTGGCTCAACAAAAGCAACTGGCATGTACTAGGCAGATTCATGTCGGCAGTCAAGGCAGCAGCAATCGGACGCTCTACCGGAATGAACCATCAGACCGGAATTCTCATCGTTGAGTGCTGCAAACACTACAATATCCCCTGCGAAATCATCAAGCCGCTAAAGAAGTGCTGGAAGGGTAAGGATGGAAAAATCACGCAAGACGAAATTGCTTATTTTGTAAGCGCAGGAGAGAAAATGCCGAGAATGAACCAAGACCAGAGAGACGCACTTCTACTCGCGTGGGTGTGTGCCGGATACCCGGTTAAGGTAAAACCGCAGACAACACTGCAGAAGACCATTAGAGCCTTTGATGGATAAGACAAAAGAAAAGTGTTGGAAAAAGTTAAAAACGTGTGAAGAACAAACAACTAAAGCAAAAAAGTCGTATCTTTGCGCCAATGTTTATCAGATAAGCATTAATTCGAACTTAAAACAAGAAGAAAATGAAAACAGAAGAAATCGCACTATCGAGGGTCAGCGAGAACGAAGCGAACCCTAGGGAGATAAGCCAAGCGAACTTTCAGAAGCTGGTGCAGAGCATCATCGTGTTCCCACGAATGCTGACCCTGCGCCCGATTGTTGTTGATGAGACATTCCACGCACTGGGTGGCAATATGCGACTGAAAGCCTTGCAGCACATTGTCACGATGGACGAAGCAAGCATTCAAGTGAAGCTGGATGCAGAGCAGCGTCTGTCCGATGAGGAGCAATCCGCATTGATGGAGTATTGGCAGGGATGGCAGCAGCAGCCAACAGTTACCGTGGTGAGCGCATCAGACTTAACGGAAGCACAGAAGCAGGAGTTCATGATTAAAGACAACCTATCCTTCGGCAACTGGGACTTCAACGACCTTGCGAACCGATGGGACAGCGCACAGCTTCAGAACTGGGGTATGCCAGTCTGGAACCCAGCACCAGTGGAAGCAAGCAGCACCAGCAAGTGCAAGAAGAAAGACAAGGACGACCAAGAGGGCGACCCATTCGCAGGGGAACTACCTCCTGAAATCGAAGGACAAGACTTAACTCCTGACGACTTGCCTACGATAATGGGCGATGGCGTTTTGCCACGTGAGAACGTAATCATTCACTACAAGCCAGCCGATGAGCCATTCCTTGCCAAGCTGCTTGGAGTTGATCATATCGACCGCATCGTCTGGAACTTTGACGAACTGAAACCAAGACAAGAAGGAAAGGAGGAAGACAATGGAGAAGAATAAAATCGAGAACATCAACCTGCACGACCTGGTGGAGAACCAAGACAACCCACGCAGCATTGAGCCACAGCAGATGCAGAAACTCGTTGAGAGTATTCTGACGTTTCCGAAGATGTTGCAGATGAGACCAATCGTCTGTAATGAGAACCGAGTTATCCTCGGAGGTAATATGCGCTTCCGTGCCCTTCTCAACATCGAGCAGATGGAAGACGAAGCAATCAAGGGAGCGATTGAAGCCGTAGCCGTGAAACTGACCGATGGGGAGAAGCAGCAGCTTTGCAGCCACTGGGAGAAGTGGAAGGAAGAACCTCAAGTCGAGGTCGTTATTGCTGATAGCCTATCAGATGAAGAGACGGACGAGTTCATCATCAAGGATAACGTCTATTTTGGCAGCTGGGATGAAGAGAAGTTGAAGGGAGCATTTGACGTGGACGATATGCAGCGATGGGGATTGAACCCCTGGGAAATCCAGCAGGAAGCCACGACCTACGAGCCAACAGAGGACGAAGAGCAGCGCATCATCATCGTATATCGCAGCGAGGATGCACAAGCCGTGGCAGATATGCTGGGACTTGACGCAATCGACAAGCGTAACTACGATGTTGAAGGCGATGAACTGAAATAAATACACTGGTACGTACGAAAGCATGTTGAACGAACAATCACCCACCTGCAACGTTTGACGTACACAGAAGCGAAAATTAACAAAAATAATTCAGCTATGAAAGTAATAATTGACCTAGATGATACCCTCTCAAAGACAGAGAACAGAGACTACGAGCACTCGCAGCCCATACAGTCTGTAATCGACAAGCTTGGAGAGATGAGAGAAACTTTCAATGATGTTGAGGTTGTCTTGCATACTGCAAGGGGCATGAACAGCTGCAATGGAGATGTGAAGATGGCAGAGAAGAAGAACAGACCAGCCATCGAACGTTTCTTGCAGCGATACGGCATCAAGGTAGACCGCATAATCTTCGGGAAACCGCTTGGAGACCTATACATTGACGATAAAGCAATGGCAGCGCACGACTTCGCAGCAAGCACTATCGAAAGCTACAGAGGACTGAGCGGTGCGACCGTCGAGCGTGTCGGGGATATTGTTGTCAAGACCGCAAAGAATGTAGCAGAGCAGGCAGAGTGGTACGAGCAGGCTAAAACGTACGGAATTGCCGTTCCTGCCGTTTATTGCGTGCAGCTTGGAAAGTTATATATGCAGTACGTTTCGGGTACACCAGCGTACGGGAAAGTGGATATTCGATTACTAAGGCGCATCATAGAGGATATAAGAAACTTTCCAGCGCTTGAAGGAGAGAACGACCTGCAAGGCTATTCGAACTATTGCGAGAAGAGAGCCAGCGATGCGGGTTTGGAGTATGATTGCCACGGCATCACGGAATGCGAGATACTGAAGAAGCGCACTTTCTGCCATGGTGATTTATCACTGACGAACATCATCGTACAGGGCGGCAAGCTAATCTATATCGACCCATCGCAGAAGAAAGAAATCAGCAATTGGCTTTTGGATGCTGCAAAGGTGAGAGCGAGCCTTCGGTGGCTTGACGTAGGGCTTGTCGGACTGGAACATGACCAGCGGTTTGTGCAGTACTTCGATGCAAGATTTTCCAGCGAGGAGCTGGAAGCCATCAAGATATTGGAGAAAACCCATTTCTACCGTGTCTTTTATTACGCAAGGAAGCTCGGCAGGGATGATGTGGCAAACAGATTAATAGAACACTTTAATGCAGCTGAAATATGAGAAACGGAAAGAAAGTAGGTTTTACATCGGTGGTTGGCGACCTTTTCCATGCAGGGCACGTTGCCATGATCCAGGAGTGCAAGCAACATTGCGACTACCTCATCGTTGGGGTAATGTGTGGTGTGCACGACCGTCAAGGGAAGAACGAACCGATACAATCGATGTTTGAGCGCATGTATCAAGTGAAGCATTGCGATGGTGTGGATGATACCATCGCATTAGGGAGCGAGAGAGACCTAGACCTTTGCATCAAGACTCTTGCACCATCAATCGATGTGCGCTTTGTCGGAAGTGACTACATCGGAAGAGATTTTACTGCAAAGCATACCTGCGAGGAACTTGGAATACCTATCGTGTACACCAGCAGGGAGCATGGCTTATCGTCAACGGAACTAAGAAAGAGAATTGAAAATGAAAAAGTTTGATTTTTATTTTGGCATAGCCAGCTACAACCGCAAGGACAGACAACCGATGTTGAGATTGCTGAACAGTTTGGGATATCCGAAGGAACAGATACTGCTGGCGGTGCAGTGCGAGCAGGATTTCAAGGAGTATGAACCTATCTATGGGGATATGGCTACGATAATCTACCAAGAAGGTAAGAATATCAGCGACAACAAAAACGCCATACTCGACTATATGGTGGAACACCTCGGAAATCAGAGAGTTGTCATTCTCAGCGACAAGGTGCGAGCCATTAACTGGCTTGACCGAAGTCGCAAGACGCACACCGTTGAGACCAAGGCACAGATGGATAAGTTAGTAAGAACCGCCTTCGAACTTACAAGACAGATTGGCGGCAGGGTTTGGGGGTGCTACACTTTGGGCAACACTTTCTTCATGAAGAATACAATTACCACCAATATGCAGATGCTTGGTTGCTTTATGGGGATTGTAGACCCATCGGAACAGAAATTCGACCCGCTGCAGCCTTTAAAGGAAGACTTCGAGTTCATATTGCATCATATAAGCATGGGCAACCAGACTGTCCGGTTCAATGATTTGTTTCTGACAGCTACACTCCACACGAAAGGCGGTTGTCACGAACTATGGAACAGCAAAGGTGATAGCGTTAACGAACGGTGCTGCAAGCGATTACTTTTCAAGTATCCAAAACTTGTCAAGAAACATGCAACAAGGAAGAACGAATGCAGGTACGTAGGTTCACGCATGACCCTTCCAATTTCGATAACTGACTATTTGTAAAATGATATTGTTATGGCAGAACATTACGGCAACACGCCAAGAATAACATACGAGTTTCCCGACTGCTCAATGCCAATGGCTTTTGACACTTACAATAATTGCAGCTTTGGCTGTATGTATTGTTTTGCTCAGAACCAGCGAGGTATTGGCAGCAAGAAGAAGGAATACCTGCACAAGGAGGTTAAGGACGTGAGCGTTGAGCGCATCAAGCGAATGTTCATTGACCCCGACAAGCACGGTGGAGACTTTGCGCCATACATCAAGGCTCGCAAGGTTATGCAGTGGGGAAGTATGAGCGACCAGTTCGACAACTTCGAACGGAAGTACGGAACGACACTGGAACTTTTGCGTTTCTTCAAGGATATAGACTATCCGCTTTGCTTCTCGACCAAGGGGGCGTGGTTCACCAAGGATGAGCGATACATGGACTTGATCAGAGGGCAGAAGAACTGGAACTTCAAGTTCTCAATCATCACCAGCGATGCAGAGAAGGCTAGAGTAATAGAGCGAGGGGTGGAAAGCCCACAAGCACGACTGGAAGCCATCGAGCGCATCGCCAATGCAGGGGCTGGAGGGGCAACGCTGAGACTGAGACCCTTCATCATCGGAGTGAGCACGCCAACGTACCTCGACCTTATCAAGGAGGCATTCAACAGAGGGGCTACCGCTTTGAGCACCGAATTCTTCTGTCTTGAGACGAGAAGCCCGACATTGAGGGAATTGTTGCCTACCATCAGCAAGATGGCAGGTTTCGACGTTCTCGCATTCTACAAGAAGTACAGCGTACAGTCCGGCTATCTGAGACTGAACCGCAAGGTTAAAGAACCGTTCTTCAGGAATATGAAGGAACTGTGCGACCAGCTGGGAATGCGCTTTTATGTATCGGACGCACACTTCAAGGAACTTTGCCACAACGGAAGCTGCTGTGGATTGCCGCCAACGTGGAACTACAGCAGGGGGCAGATGTGCGAAGCATTGAACATTTGCAAGCGCAAGGGATACGTGAGGTGGAGCGACATCAAGCTTGATGCAGAGAACCTTTTGAGGGCGAGACTGGAGAAGGCGATGAACCTGGGAACACGTGAGAAATACTCGAAGTATTACACGATGAGCGCAGCCGACTATATGAAGTGGTGCTGGAACAATCCGCAGGCAGCGCACTCGCCATACAAGATGTTCGAAGGGGCAATGTTGCCAGCTGACGAACGAGACAGCGAGGGAAACATCGTATACAAGTACAACGGAGCGAAATTTTAAAATCAGAATCGTATGCCACAAGGTAATAACAACAAACATCGAGCGCAGAAAATCGACATCGAGAACCGCCTGCAGATTATCGCACCCTTATACCGCAGAGGATGGACGGAGCGAGAAATCACGGCAGAGGTAAGGAAACGGCTCGACAGACCGAAATACAATCAAGCGCACTGCGACATTCAGCGGTTATTGAAGGAGTGGAGGGAAGAGAGACTGACCGACACAGACGAGAAAATAACCAGCGAGGTAGCAAGGTTGAAGCTGGTAATACGTGAAGCGTGGGAAGCCTGGGAGAAATCCAAGGAAGACTACCAACTTCAGAAATCAACCCAGCATGGACAGCCTTTATTTAATGAGCGAGGAAAGCAGATTTCCATCAAGACCGTCAAGGCGATAATGTACGATGCCGAGAAGCGAGGATTCGGAGAACCACGCTACCTCGACATCATCATCAAGGCAGAAACGCAGATTTGCAAGCTGCTCGGACTGGATAAGGTCGTGCTCGATTTGAACGCAGGATTCCAAGGCGGCATCGAGGTTCGATACGTCAACTCTGGGCACGAATGTGCATCCAGCGAGCAGGAAGTAATCGAGCGTGAGGGATTGGATATAAATTAATTTTGACCATAATTTGTTTTAAGTTTTATTGTTTGAAAGAATGGCACTATTTGACGTTATTGGTGAACTGTATGCCCCGAATGCGGACGTGAAGCCAAGGTTTCTAGTAAACCAAGGAGGCACGTCTTCGGGGAAGACATACACCATCATGCAGCGTCTTATAGTGCTTTCTTTTGAGCACCCGATGGCAATTATCACGGTGTGCGGTCAAGACCTTCCGAACCTAAAGGTGGGAGCGATGCGAGACCTAGACACCATCCTGCACACAAGGGCAGAGTTGCTGGACTGGTTCAAGAACAACAAGAGCGACAGCAGCTACAGAGGTAAGAACGGCTCCATCATCGAGTTCAAGAGTTATCAGGATGCGCAGGATGCGAAGAACGGAAAGCGTGACTACCTGTTCGTGAACGAAGCGAACGGTGTGCCCTACGAAGTGTTTTGGCAGCTTGCCATCCGAACCCGAAAGCAGGTGTTCATCGACTACAACCCAAGCGCAAGGTTTTGGGTGCACAACAACATCATCGGCAGGGATGACTGCCGACTGATCCTGAGTGACCACCGAAACAACAGATTTCTCACGGAGCAGGAACACAAGAAAATTGAAGAGATTGACGACCCCGAACTTTGGAGAGTATATGCGCGTGGACTGACTGGAAAGATAACCGGGCTTATCTTAACCAACTGGGGTATCGTTGACAAGCTGCCACCAAGGGCGGAGTGGAAGATGGAGTGCAGGGGTATGGACTTCGGATTCACTAACGATCCAACTGCACTGGAGCACGTTATTCTCGCACACGGTGAGCTTTGGGTGGACGAGGAAATCTACCAGCCGGGATTGACGAACGAAGACATCGCAGACCGCTGCAAGGAGCAAGGACTGACGAAACGAGACCTTATCATTGCGGACTCGGCAGAGCCTAAGAGCATTCAGGAGATACACAACCAAGGGCTGTGGATAATAGGAAGCACCAAGGGAGCGGACAGCATCAACAACGGCATCGACATCTTGAAGCGTTTCCGCATCAACATAACAAGACGAAGCCACGGCATCATCGAGAATATGCAGCAATACAAGTGGAAGAAGTCAAGGGATGGAGAGACCACGAACCAGCCTATAGACGCATTCAACCACGGCATAGACGCAATACGATACGTAGCCTTGAAGAAGTTATCCGTAGCAAGCCACGGAACGGCTAGGGCGCACGTATTGAGACAATAACTACGACAAAATTATAAAGCGTATGGATAAGAACACTACATTCAAGTACTGGCTGGCAGTGGCAAGGCACACAAGCTATAAAATCGGCAAGCAGCCACGACCAGCTTTTGTCGGGGAGAAACAAGTTCCCGACAACCTCAACCAGCTATCCATCGGGCAGCTGATTGACCTTTCCCAGCTATCAGACAGCGAGGAAAGTCTGTATCAGATAGTGACAACCGTCCTCGGTCTGAGCCACAAGGAAGTGGAGCAGGCTAGGGCGGTTGATGTCGTTATGCTCATCGGATGGGTAACAGCAGAGGTTGAGCGCATCAACAAGCTCTTCGAGAGCACCGACACAGCGAAGCCAACGAGACTGGAGAAGGAGGCAGGCATCGACACCCTGCGCTTCGGACTGTTCGGTATGCTGGACTGGTATGCGGTAAGGATGGGCATAAGCGACCACGACCAAGTTCTGAAGACACCGTGGCTTCGCATCTACAAGTGTATGGAGATGGACAACAAGAGAAGCGTGTACGAGCGGAACCTGCAGAAGTTGCAGGCGGAGGAAATGAAACGTAAATCAAGATAATTATGGCAACAACAATCAGAGAGACATTGAAGCAGCTGGCAGCAGACACGCTACCGGACTACACCTACCTTTTCGAGGACTGGGACACAGCGGACACCAAGCTGGAGAAGCTGAGCTACCCGGCAATCGTGTGCATCATACCAGCAAGCGGCACGACAGAGATACGCAACGGCAGGGTTTACGACACCGTGAACGTTGCCCTGGCTTATCTCGACACCGTACCGAGGGGAGCGGAAGGAGAAGACAACGGAGAGTGCATCGACCGAATGAAGGTGGCAGGGGCAAGGATGATACGAGCCATCAACCAGTCGCACCAGTTCGAACCGCTGGAGGGGCAGCAGTACTACGAGACCATCATCGAGCGGCTGAGCACGATCGTGTCGGGCGTAATGTACTCCCTGCAACTGACACAGAGCATAGGAGGGTGTGTGGTATGAGCAAGGGAGGTATTCAATTCGACCCCAAGGCGGCATCGCTGATAATGAGGGAGGAAGTGGAGAGAGCACGGCAGCTTATCATCAACCACATCAGAATCAACGGACAGAACGCATCGGGGCGCACCATAGCGAGCCTAAAGGTGGAGCAGCCCAGCGAGGATGAGACCATCCTTTGGGGACACAAGCCATTCGGTGTTCTGGAGACTGGACGAAGGGCAGGAAAGATACCATACGGCTTCCGTGGCATCATCCGTCAGTGGATGAAGGACAAGGGACTGCACGGCACACCTATCCCCTACAAGACCCAGCGACCGCACAAGTACACACCGCAAGAGCGTGGCGATATGAGTATGGCAGGGGCTATCGCCCACACCATCGCCAACAAGGGTTCTAGGCTGCACCGCACTGGCGGCAGGGCTGACGTGTACAGCAACGTTGTGCCCGATACGATGAAGCGGTTGGGGCAGAGACTTATATTCTTAATCCACCAGTCGGTGGGGAGTATCAAACTAAACAATGAGACGGTATGAGACAGACAACGATAAACGGTATCGCGATTAAGTATGCGGACGCTGTAGGCTTCGCATTCCTTCCCTGCATCATCAAGGCAAGCGGCTCGGGAGTTGCGAGCATCGAGACAACCATCAGCAGGGAGACCAAGGCGCACACGTACAGCGTGGAAGCGTTTGCAGATAATTGCATCATGGACTATCGGGAATATGTGCAGGCACTCTTCGATGGCATCAGCTTCGGAAACCTCGACTACAGCAGGGAGAGCCAGAAGAGTAACCTCGGGGCAGTTTTCGATATTTCCGTGAAGGTCAAGAACAGCGAGGGGAGCGACCTTGCAACATTCAGTTATACGACCTTCTACGTGTGGGGAGCGATGAGGGCAGGAGAGACGTGGAACGCAAACAAGAAGCTTACATGGTTCACGCATTTCCCATTCTCCTTTGGCATTTATATGAGTGAAGATTCCGACCTTCTTGTATATGCGGACGGAAGGGTAACAAGCAAGTATATAGAAGTATCGAAGCAGGGTATATTTGAGATAACCAGCAAGGTTCTAAAGGCAGGAGCGAAGTCTTACTCCATCAAGGACTATAATGGGAAAATACAGCAGGCGACCTTTGACACGACCTTCGATTTCACTTTCTACTTGAAGACCAGCAGCAGGTACACGGAACTGGCAGCCATCAAGACAGACAACACAGAGAAGGGCATTTATCTGCGTTGGGTTGATCGACACGGCTTTTACCGATACTGGCTATTCACGCAAGGCGATGAGAGCAGGGCGATAAGCAGCGACACCAGCTTCATTCGCAACAACCTCGGAGAGTATGACGACACCATATTCGGCTACCTTGGAGCGAACGGAAGAAGGCAGGGATACGGCAGAGAGGATACAATACCTCTTTGCGCACCATTGGTAGACAGCGAGACGTACGACTTCCTGCAAGACCTAGCCAGCAGCCCAGTCGTGGATATGTACCTCGGTGAAAACAAGTGGCAGAGCGTGACAATCAAGGCAGGAACGTACACCAAGACAACAGCAGAGTTGCAGGATTTCGTCTGCAACCTTGTTATTAACAATACACAGATTCAGCAGCTATGACAGACCAGCAACTATACATAGACGGTGTTCTTATGGATATGAGCGAGGAATCGGCAATCACGCTCGACATCAAGAGCAATCTTTTCCGTGACATCACGAAAATGACCGCCAACACGACATACACCATCAACCTGCCCAAGACAGCGCACAACATGGCTGTTCTGGAGTTTGCAGGGAAACCGAGTACCAGCAGCAAATACCCCTATATTTTCCACACAGCACGTTATTTCCGCAACGGACTGGAGATTGTCCGCAACGGCAGGGCAAGCGTTCTGAGCGTCAAGGAAACCATCGAAATTTCGATTTATTGGGGATTGTTCCAAGCATTGGCAACGCTGCAATCGTCTGACCTAAAGCTGAACGAGCTGAATTGCACGAAGTATCTGCGGTTCAACAGATCCAACAGATACGACACCTACAAGAAGGCAATATCGGAGGGAGTGTTCTATGCCAGCTATGACACGGCAGCGGTCAAGAAATCAAGCGAGGAGTGGCAGGGATATGACCGAAACGTGGGAGGGAACAGCGACACGACATACTCACTCGTTGACGGTAAGATAAGCACTGGAACAGAGGTCGGAAAGTACGTGTCGGGAGAGGTATTGAACGATGGCGCATACAAGTGTGCCCTCATACCCTTCACGGCTGGAATGAGAGCCACAATCGATTCTGTTTTAGGCAAGGGGCAATACAGAACCTGGGCAATACTCGACAGCAACAAGAACGTAGTGAGCCTTGCTCCTGATGCAGGAACGAGAGAGACGGAAACCAATCCTACAATAACTGCACCCGACCCCATCTTGTCAACGGCTATCGCAGCAGGTACACTTTGCGCAAGCGGAAACACTAAATCGGCAATGACGACAATCAATATCCGGTTTGCTCTGAAGGATGGAGCACCAGCAGGGCAGGTGGAATACGGAAGCTACGACCCATCCACTGGCTTTGCGGAAGCATGGGGTGTTGCAGAGGTTGCAGCAGGCAAGGGTGGCACAGAAATCACGGTTTCCGTAACAAAGTATAAGCAGGCAGGAAGGCTCATCTACGTGAAGCCGTCAAAGAGCGGAATGCTCTACTGGTTATCGGGTGCAGGCTCAGACAGTAACTTCTATGTATCTGATGGAGTACAGCATAAGACATCGAACGCTGCACCCTACAGCGTGAAGTACACCAGCGAGAGTGAGCCAATTAATGTAGACCTGCAAGCACCAGCAACAGCGGAATGGCTTATCATCAACGCCATCAAAGAATACAGCACTGGTACGACCGTTCTAATCAAGAGCGAGACAGAGAACCGAGCGAGAACCAGCAGCGAAGCAAAGACTTATGCATTCGGTGGTGGTGGTACATTCGCATATATGACGAAAGGGGCAATCCAGCCAAGTGTCACGGTGCAATATATTCTAGACCTTATAACTGCGCAGACTGGGGTTGCATTCGGATGGAGCAAACAAGCGAAAGAGACCATCAAGGGGCTTGCTGTACCATTGATTACAAGGAAGGCAGATGCACAGACGGTAGTAGGCGACTTTGAGGGTACTTTCTTCACGACAACAAAACTCGGTATTCTTGACTTCCAGCCAACGAGCCTATCGGACGTCTTCGATGGTCTAGAACTTGCGACCAGATACAGCCAGCTTAATGTAAAGATTGCCTGCACGATGATTTTCGACGTCCAAATAAACTGGTCGTGGGATGCATCGAAAGTAGACCCGGCACTTAAACGGACATGGAGCTACGGAGGAGCGACACAGACGCAGGGAGTATACACGTACCCACCTTGCTACGTTGAAATCAAGGTCGTTTCCGTCCACACCAGCGACCAAGAGGAAAGCGAGTACACCAAGACCTACATTGCAGGCAGGACTTCGGACGTTGAAGATGTTGATCCAACAGTAAGCGACACCAGCGACCAGCTGGTAGGAGGTAGATTCATACACCTTGCAGCAGGACGAGGGGAGATAGAACTGGAAGAGGGCGACATCGTGACCTTTGAAATGAAGCACCCGAAAAACCAGAGATTGAACGGATTGAGATGTTACAACGGACGGTTGTCTGCCAGCATCAAGCAGAGCGATGAAGTACCCTACGGTGGTAATTTCCCTATCGGCAAGAACCTTCCCGACATCAAGGTAACTGACTTCTTGAAGTGTATCTGCATACTGACATCAACGTTCCCAAGCCAGCGGTTTATCGGTGGAACACTTGCGTTTGCAGACATCGTGAACCTATGGGAAGCCAAGGCGCAAGCGGTTGACTGGACGAAGAAGCTCATCCCAAGCGAAGCCTGCAACCATCCAAGGCAGACCGATTTCAGCGTAGAGGACTACTGTCAGCACAACATCTACAAGTGGAAGGAAGACGACACTGTATACCAGCTGCACAATGCGGATATGACTGTAGACAACAAGACGCTGGAGTATACGCAAGACGTTTGCACGCTTCCATTTGCCGCCACGGACGGAAACCGCATACCGATATACGAGTGGGAGAGTTCGCAACACACCTTTAGCAGAACCAGTATAACGGTACAGACAGCCACCAAGTACAAGGCATGCAAAGACCGAATTGTGAACCTTACAAAAACCGATACCGGCTATGCGGCATTGGCTTACAACATCGACCTGCAAGGTATCTTCGACACCAAACTGGAGAAGCTGAGAAAGACGGTGGCGAACCCACACCAGATTGTGGAGCGTTTTAACCTTTCCGATTTGGAGATACTGAACTTTGACGAAACGAAGCCAGTGTACCTTGCACAGTATGGAGCGTATTTTGCAGTCCTGGAAATCAAGACCACAAGCAGCGGATACAGCGAGGTTACAATGATAGAGTTGAACAACTAAAAGACAAAAAACTATGGTAAGTGAAGACAAACAGCAGATTCTTGACATCAAGGTCAAGTACGAGGATGCAATCTATGGCATCATCAGATACAAGGAAAAGATAGACCAGTTGAAGGCAAGTATCAAGGACTTGCAGCAGCAGGAAAAAGACAAGACCATCACGACCAACGAAATGAAGGTGCAGACGGAAGCCATCAACGCAACCATCAAGGAATACCGTTACAACGTGCGCACGCTGCAAAAGGAGATACAGAACAACGTGCGCACCGAAAACGAGCAGGAAGGCAGCTTGAAGCAGTTGCGTGCCCAGCTTTCCAATGCCACCAAGGCTTACGATGAGATGAGCCGTGCCGAGCGTGATAGTTCCAAGGGTCAGGAGATGCAGGAGCATATCCAAGACTTGATAGAGGAGCTGAAAGAGGCTGAGGAGGCTACTGGAAGATTCCAGCGCAGTGTCGGCAGCTATTACGATTCCATGATGAAGGCGGCTGACGACCTACAAAATACCGAGTTTTTCGGTTTTGATGTTGTTAATGATACTGGAATCGGAAAGGTTATGGAAATGGGAAAGTCCGTGGAAGACCTAAAGGTAAAGTTTGGTGCGTTGAAAAATACGGCTCTTTCCTTATTGACCAACCCTTATTTCCTCGCCATGGCAGGTGTGGCAGGTGTCGGGATGGCATTCAAGTGGTGGTATGACTACAACAAGGGATTGATGGAAGCCACACGACTGACGCAGCAGTTCACCGGATTGACTGGGGACGAGATGAAATCCGTGCGCAACGAGGTTCTTGCGGTATCCAATACATTCGGTTTGGAATTCACGGAGACGATGCAGTCTGCTAATACGATGAGCAAGGCTTTCGGCATTTCCGTATCTGAGAGTTTGAAGATTATGCAGGACGGACTGGTGAGCGGTGCAAACGCAAACGGTGAGTTCCTCGACACGATTAAAGAATACCCTAGATACTTCAAGGAAGCCGGACTGAATGCGGAAGAAATGGTGGCAATATCAACGCAAGCGACCAAGGAGGGAATTTTCAGCGACAAGGGTGTTGATACCATCAAGGAAGGAAATCTACGACTTCGAGAAATGACAACCGCTACGGCTGCTGCACTTGACGGAATAGGTATTTCTTCCAAGCAAGCTCAGAAGGACTTGCAGGACGGAAGCAAGACCACATTCCAGGTTATGCAAGAGGTGGCTAATAAGTTGAAGGAACTCCCACAGTCAAGTGCTGCTGTAGGTAGCGCAATTGCTGACATCTTCGGTGGTCCGGGAGAGGATGCCGGACTTGCTTATATCGAGATGCTCGGTGACATCGAACTTGATATGGACAAAGTAAAGGCAAAGTCCGGTGATCTTGCCAAGGCACAAGAAGACGAATTGAACGCAACAAAGGAATTGCAGGACGCAATGGCTTCATTGTTTGATTACACCGGGGGTGGATTCGAGACCATGAAGGCTCAGTTGTCAACGATTGCGAAGAAATCACTTACGGCAGTTATCAAGGGAGTGGTGAAGGCAATCAACTACTTCATCGACTGGTACAACGAGAGCCTTCTTCTTCGAGGGGCAATCAATGCGCTAGGAACAAGTTACCGCTTGATGTGGAATGCAATCAGGCTCGTATGCAATCTAGCAATAGACGCATTCAAGAGGATGGGCTTTGCAGCCAAGGGCATGCTTGATATACTCGAAGGTATCGTGACTTTCGACCTATCCAAGGCACAGAAGGGATTCAAGGAGATGTTCGACATTTCCGGCACTATCAAGGAAGCATGGCATGACATCAAGAACGCTGGTATCGAGATAGGAAATTCCTTCGTAGACGGATTCGAGAACACCGTGAACGGAAGATTACAGCACCTAAAGCTAGACAGCGTGGACGGTGTAGCGACCAGCAGCGAGCCAGTGAGCGGAAACAAGGGAACGACACCAGCATCAGCCAAGGGCAGCACTGCCAATACCAAGGCACAGAGAGCCAAGGAGAAAGCGGAAGCCAAGGCAGAAGCAGAGCGCAGGAAGAAGCAGGAAAAGGAATTGCAGGCACAAATTGCGCTTATCCAGTACCAGTACAACGAGCAAGTAATGGACGCTAAGAAGCGATACCTTGCAGGCATGTACGACAACGAGCGAGACTACAGCAACGACCTCGAACAGCTGGAGAAGAACATGGTGGCAAGGAGCATTGACGCATACGTGGCGGCAGGACAAATCGGAGCGGAAAAGGCGCAGGAAATGCAGGCAAAGCTGCTCGACATCATGATAAAGGCGAAAGCGGACTTGAAGAACCAAGCAAAGGAGATTGTGGACGAACTCAACAAGGAGTTCGAGGACGCAGAGAAGGCACGCAAGGATGCGGACATCATGAACGGTGGCACTGGAGAGGAAGACGATTCAGCCAAGCTGGAGAGATACAAGGCTTTCCTAGGCAGCAAGATACAAGCCTACAAGGACTATGCAGCCGTGCAGGAGCAGCTGCAGAAGGATTTGAGCGATGCAGAAGTCAAGGAGCAGGAGGAAGCAAACAAGAAGAAGGCAGCTTTGCAGGAAGACCAAATGAAAATGATGGCAGATATGATACAGACCATGGGAGACGGTCTGTCCGAGTTCTTCGAGAGCGAGGATAAATCGCTGCACTCCTTCCTCAAATCGATGCTGACATCAATACTTGACGCAATCGAGATAGCAGTCAACGCATACTTTGCACAGATCCTGGCAAAGGAGATTGCAAGCAAGTCGTGGGGAGGTGTTGCGAGTGCAGCAGCATTGATGGCACTTATCAAGGCAGCTTTTGCAGGAGCAAAAGCACTCGTCAAGGGCTTCTCCACTGGTGGATATGTGCAAGGCGCAGGAACTGGAACGAGTGACAGCATCCCGGCAAGGCTATCCAATGGCGAGAGTGTAATGACCGCCAAGGCGACTTCGATGTTCAGCCCTATATTATCCGCATTCAACCAGCTAGGCGGTGGCGTACCTATCGTAGTAAACAACGGAGGAAGCAATATCGGCATGGATATGCTGGCGGCAGCGGTTGCAAGAGGGTATCAGATGGCTCCACAGCCAGTAGTGAGCGTTGAAGAGATAAACCGAACACAGCGGAGAGTGCAGACGATAGAGAATATCGGCAGGCTCTAATGGTGTTGTTATTTCATCAAGATTTGCGTTCTGAGCGGTTTCTGGTCGAAGGTGGTAAAGTTATACGCCCAAGGCAGTAAAAGCCGCTTAGAGCGCAAATTTTCGGCTTGTTTAGGAAAATTAACTGTTTATGAGATAAACATATCGAAAATAATCGTATCTTTGCAGCGTTTTAAAACTTAAAAATAACGTTTCAATGGCTAAACTCAGAATATACAACGACATCGACAGCAAAGACAACAAGTTTTGGTATCAATGGTTTGGTGGTGACTGCGTATGCTTTCAAGATATAGATGCTTTTGCGGCAAGCATACCGAAGGATGATGATACCATCGATATGCGTATCTTCTGCAATGGCGGTTCTGTGGTCGAGGGTTGGGCGATTTATGACCGACTGCGACAGAGCGGAAAGAAGATTTCCTGCACCGTTGAGGGCAAGGCAGCATCCATGGCAACAATCATCATGCTCGCAGCACCAAAGGAGAGCCGCAAGGCATACGAGAACGCTGCCTTCCTCCTGCACAACCCATGGGTTCCCGGCTGGAGTTTGGGCGACCAGCTGAATGCAAAGGACTTGAAGAACATGGGCGAGGAAATGCAGATGTGGCAGGACAAGATGGTGGACGCATACGTAGAGCGTTGCGAGTGCGATCGGGAAGAGATTCAAGCCTTGATGGATAAGGACATCTTCATCAGCACCAGCGAGGCTTTGCGCCTAGGTCTTATAAGCAGCACGGTTGCACCAATCAGCGCAAGCGCATCGAAGCGCAATATAGAGCAATTCATTAATTCAAAACAACAAAATCCAAAAGCAATGGAGAAGAAAACAGAAGTAAAGGCTTCTCTCCTTGACAAGATCCTCGCCAAGTTGGGCGTGAAGTCACTGGAGGAGGCAGAGCAGGCGGTGGCAGAGCCACAAGCCAAGGTAGAGCCACAAGCCAAGGTAGAGCCAAAGGCTATGGAACTCAACACAGCGGACGGACAGACACTGACCGTAGAGCGTGAGGAGGGAGACCCGCAGGTTGGCGACAAGGCAAGTCCGGACGGAACGTTTGAAATGCCCGATGGCAAGACAATTGTTGTCGAAGACGGTGTAATTACCGACATTCAGACCGCAGGCAATGAAGGCGGTGAAGGCAATGAAGGCGGTGAAGGCAATGAAGGCGGTGAGGGCGGCAGCGCATCAAGCACCGACGACACCGTAGCCAAGTTGCAGAAGCAGGTAGCAGCACTCAAGCAGCAGTTGAACGACACCAAGGCACAGCTGGCAGGCGCACAGAAACTCGCAAAGAGCAAGGAAGACATGCGCATCCTGAATGCCGTGAAGATGGCAGGCGGTGCAGAGAAGGTGCTGGCAGGCTACAGCAGCCACTACCAGCCAGCACAGCGACAGCCAAGCGGCAAGGGTGCAGGCGACAACGTGAACGCTGTCGAGGAAGGCAAGAACGCTATCAAGGAGAGACTTGCCAAGCTCCACAAAAAGGGCAAGAAGTAACAAAGTATTAACCCATTAAATCAAGAGAAAATAATGGCAGGATTTACAAAAAAGCAGCTTGAGAACCTTAAACTCGAGCCCGAAAACCTCGCAAGCATCAAGGATTCAGTGCAGGAAACCTTCTACAACGATGAAGATTTCTCTTCATTCGTGAACATTCAGAAGGTCAAAGAGAAAGACCCTATCGCTCTTCTCGGAGAGATGGAAATGGTCGGCAAGAAGGGTGGCGGTTGCGACCCTACCTACGAAGAGAAGGGCATCGCAAACAGCATGAAACGCTGGGAATTCGGACAGTGGGAAATCCCTATCAAGATTTGCTACGAGGCATTGAAGGGAACCATCGCTGAGTATTCATTGAAGACTGGTACAGCTATTGGCGACCTCACCAGCACCGACTTCATGACTATTTATGCCGATGCACTCCAGCGAGCCATGCAGCAGATGATTTGGCGTTTCGGCTGGTTTGGTGACAAGGAGGCAGCACTGGCAAGTGAAGAAGGTGGCGGTGGCGGCAAGCTGACAGCAGGCTTAGATATAAGTAATTTCAACGTCTGCGATGGTCTATTCAAGCGCATCTTTGCAGCTACAGCGACCAAGAACCATACCGCCATCGCAGCAAACAGCGAGACCACGGCAGCATTGCAGATTTCTTCATTGCGCAAGAGTGGTGCGGCTACTACACTTGTAGACACCATCCTGATGGATGCAGACACACGTATCGTAGACGACAGCGATGCCGTATTGCTCATGACACGCTCGCTTGCTGACGCATTGACCTACGACCTCAAGAAGACCTACCACGACATTATGCCATGGGAGAAGTTGTTCGATGGCTTCGAAGTAGCGACCTACAACGGAGTGAAGATTGCACGTGTCGGCATTTGGGACAGAATGATTAAAGCATACGAGAAGGGCACAACGACAGTCAACCTTCCACACCGCGCGGTATTCTGCAATCCTAAGCACCTTATGATTGGTACAGATGCAGATAATCTCATCAGCGACCTCGACATCTGGTTCGACCAGAAGGAGCGCAGAAACTATCTCTATGCTACCGGTATGATTGGCACGGCTCTCCTCGAAGAGAATATGATCCACGCAGCTTACTAATCGCTCCATATCTTCATCAAGTATTAAGTTTCAAATCCTCAACACCCACAAAACGGTGTTGGGGATATAACAATTTTAAAACGAATTAATATGGCAAAAACTTGCGAGAGCCTTATCGCCCAGGACATCATCATCCCTTGCGAAGACCAGGTAACAAAGGGATTGGAGGGCGATGGACTTATCATCAACCGAGACGACATTGACTTTGCCAAGTCCGTTGTCGTGGGTAATATAATTAGCACATTGGTCTTGAAGACTGGCAAGAAAGCATACGCTATCCGGCAGGAAGGCAGCAAGCCATACACTGGAACCAAGACCGAGCTGATCGTTGGCACGTATCGCAACAGCTGGAAGAATACCGTAGCAGTCGTGGTATTGGCAAACACACCTGACGTTTGCGCAAATATCATTGACGGACTGGCGAACGGAAAGTTCGTTATCATCCTGCGCAACCTTTCGAAGGGAGCGGACGGAAAGGCAGAGTACCAGGTATTCGGATATGCGCAGGCACTGAAGGCAAGTGCTGGAGAAAACGACAAGTACTCAGACGACACCGAGGGCGGCTGGCTTATCACGCTGGAAGAGGAGAGCGTACCGAAGGCAGCTTATTTCTTCTTTGATACAGACAGCGAGACAACGGCAGCCAAGTACGCCAGTCTGACAACAGAAGCCGCAGGAGGTTAAGCTATGACCTACGAGGAAGCAATAGCCAAGGTCGGGGAGTTGAAGGCACGTTTCGACAGTCCCTTTGATGCAACCGACAAGGCTGTTATAGAAACTCTATATTTCGAGGTAACACGAAAGCGGTTTGTACCGACAACCTGCCAGCAGTGTTACCACGATGCTTTGATTGAAATTTATCTAAAACTCAAAAAAGAAAAGGCTATGCCAAAGCAATGTAATTACGTAATGAAGGCAGGCTTCATCATTTCCTGCCCGGATTTCTACAATGGTAAGATTTTCACTAATGAGAACCTGACCGACAAGGTAGCGCACGAATATCTGACGAAGTACCCACAGATGGAGAAATACTTCCAGAAGATACCCAGCGAGGAACTCATCGAGAACAAACAGCAGCCAGCAGGCAGCGACAAGAAAAAGACCTCGATCAAGCCGAAAAAGCAGGCAAGGAAGAGTAATAAAACAACAGGTAAAACGACACAAGCAAGATGAACGTAAAGACAGTTAAGAAGCCGAAGCGAAGAATTGATATTGGCTACGTGAGCCGATTCAAGATGCAGGCATACGGATATGATAATCTATATCCGCAGAACCTCGCACGCATCACGGAAGCCAGCGGAACGGCAATGCTCTGCCTTAACCGCTACGCCCGATTCATTGAGGGCTACGGCTTCGATAGCGACATTCTAGCAGCGTTGGCGATGAACCAGCAGGGGGATACGGCAGACGATTTGCTTCGGAACGTATCGGGCGACCTTGCGAGGTTTGGAGGCTTTGCCCTTCACGTGAACTACAACGTTCTCGGGCAGGTGTCGAGCGTGAGCCACGTACCCTTTGAAAATTGCCGACTGGAAGAGACGGACGACAAGGGGAACGTGGCGCACGTCTTGCTGCACCCAGACTGGGAGCAGAAGAAAACGAGGAACGGAAAGCGGTTGATGGTGAACGAGAAGACCATCGAGCGCATCAACACCTTCAATCCCGACCCCGACATCGTTCTTGAACAGATTGAGAACGCTGGCGGTATCGACAGCTACAAGGGGCAGATTCTGTGGCAGAGCCTAGACGGAAAGTTTATCTATCCGACAGCCAGCTACGATTCAGCCATCACTGAGATTTCGACCGATGAGGGACTGGGCAACGTGAAGATGAGAAACGTGAGAAACAACTTCCTCGTATCGTGTATGCTCGTAACCAAGAAGGGCGTTCCTAAGTTCAACGAGAAAGGCGAAGAGGTGGAGAGCGGACAGATGATTTCCGATGAAGACCTTCTGCAGTTCCAAGGGGACGAGAACACAGCGAAGATTCTTGCTGTCGAGGTGGAGAACGAGGAAGACGAACCGAAGGTTGTCGCCTTTCCTACAAGGAACTTCGACAAGGAGTTCAGCGTAACTGACAGCAGCGTTATCGAGCGCATCTACGCACAGTTCCACCAAGAACTCTTCTACTCAATCCGTATTGGCAAGCTGGGATTCAGCGGACAAGTTATGCAGGATGCCTACGAGTACTATGCTGGAGAGGTAACGACAGAGCAGCGTTTCATCGAGCGAGCCTTCAAGAAGATTTTCAAGAACTGGCACGATCCAGCCATTCAGAACCTAGACCCCAAGCTACAGCCGTTGAAGTATATCAGCAGCGAGGCGGCAGGGAATAATACGATAGATTAATTGATTGAGCCTATGGGAGAACAGACAAGAAAGCAACTTATCACGGTTGAACAGTTCCGGAAACTGGCACGACCGACCAGTGCACACCTAGATGAGGATGAAGTGAACGCATACATTCGTGAATGCGAGGACACGAACATCATACCAGCCATCGGGTGGAAACGTTTCAAGGCAGCGACCGGGCAGGGAGAGTGGGGCGATTCAGTCTTGCCCGATTTCCAGCCTGCGGTTTTCCTGGACGGTGGCGAATACACCGCAAAGAAGGAAGGCGATTGCAGCCAAGACGAAACCAAGGTGCTGAAGTACACAAGCGGAATACGCAAGGCACTCGCTTATTTCACGTATGCGAGGCTTTTCCGTGCCGATGGCACAATTATAAGCCGAGCAGGTGGAATGCGCCACAGAGACGATTATTCAGACCACGTTCAAGATGTATCTAGTAACAAGCAGTACAACGACATCTTGGATATGGCAGAAAGATACTTATCAGATGCCCTTGAATACCTCAAATACTTCACCCCGAAAGGGGAAGTGAAACAGCAGAGAGGGACGAGGGCACACATTCACGCAATAGGAGATTAATATATGGCAACAATAGACGAAATTAAACAGCAGGCGGCAGCGGTCAAGAACGCTACGCAGGTGGGCGAGAACACAGCCGAGAGGGTAGGAGGTGCTCTCGCTGGTCTTGCGGATATTATATCAAACAATCTGAGCAGGATTGCTGCTATATATGTAGGAAGTTCCGAGAAATGCATTAAGTTCACAAAAGAAGATGTAGAAGGAATAGAACACATCAAGCTTTATATTAAAGGTGATACTGATGTAGCTATTCGCTATGGCAATGATAAATATATTTTTATAGATGAAGGCAAAACCTTTGATTATACTAATACAGTCGGTAGAAAGATGTTTTTTGTTGCCATTGATGTTGTAACCAAGAATTTTTCCATTAAAAAGTTTAATGATCCTTTAGGTGAAAATGAGTATTTCCTTTTTGGTTTCAACAGTATCTTTGGGGCAAACTTACCTCTTGATTGGGTTGTATATGAGGGATTTGATGATAATATATTAAGCAATAAGGTTGATAATATACAAGAAGCAATCAATAAAGCAGATTCAATATTTACGTTTAACCCTAATTATATTTATGCGCCAAAAATAGCTACACTAAAAAAGAAAACACCATACAACTATTCACCTGCGAATAGTCCATTAGTTCTTTTATGGTTTAGTGATTTGCACGGTAACATTGATAATTTAAAAAGAATTATTGAATGGAAAAATAAATATTCTAGTTATATAGACGATATATTAAATACAGGTGATACTATTACTGATAATTTAAGTACTTATAATACTGATTTTACAAAGTATCTAGCTGCTGGTGGAGATAAAATATTAATTGCATTGGGAAATCATGATGTATGCGCAAAGGACTATGCAAATATCTATAAAGGTTGGAGCGGTGTTTCATCAGAAACACCTAAAACAATCTATAACAAATTTATAGGTAAATTAAATGTCTCAGGAATTGTAAAACCTAGCAATGCAGAAATAGATGGAAAGAATTATTATTATAAAGATTATAATGGTTTAGGAATATCCAAATCAGCTATAAGACTTATAGTATTAGATTCTACCATAAATAAGCAGGCTATAATTAATTCTACTAGCGGAGCTAGTACTCTTTCTGCAGAACAATACCAACAAAATCAAGAAACGTGGTTTAGAACTGTTCTTAATGATGCAAAAGAAAAAGGATTTTCTATTATATGCGCTCATCATTTCAATGCTAAGGCGACTGAATTTACAAGTGACTCTGGATTCGTAAATAGAGTTAATAAATTAAATCCTATTGAAGCAGAAAAAACACCAGGTACCTGGTTGGATAAAGTAGATTCATTTATAAATTCTGGAGGCGATTTCATTTGCTGGATTTGTGGTCATACACATCAAGATTATTTGAGTATTATAGACGACCATCCTAACCAAATTCAGATAACAATAACAAGTTCTTACACAAAACAAGCAAATGCAGAAAATACAGAACCCGCAAGGATTGATGGAACAAAAACGCAAGATGCTTTTAATCTTATAAGCTTTGATACATATTATAAAAGAATCAGACTTTTAAGAATCGGAAGTAATTTTGACAACTTCGGACATAAGTTAGACATGATATGTATTGACTATAAAAATAAAAAAATACTTTAATAAGTCGTTGACTTAGTAAATTAAAAATAAGACAATATGAAGAAGAAACAATTACATGAAGCACTGGCTGTGCTTCTTACCAAATTATCATCGGCAAGGGACAATCCCTTGCTGATGGATAACTACGCAGTGAAAGCCTTGCGCACGGTTCTTTTGGAATACAAGGAATCGGGCGAGCTTCACGAAGCATACAAGGAACAGATACAATCCACGCTGGAGAGTGACAACCCCTGGGTATCTATGATGATGAAGTCAATTGGCGCAGATCCTACTATTAAGAAGAGCATGACCGATGAAGCCATTGACGGAATGATTGATTCTATGTTGGGCAACGATTAAAACATTTTATTATGAATGACAAGGAGAAAGAACTATGGCGAGTTATAGACAACGTAATCAAGTGTTGCGCTATTTAACTTCAGAACGGAGAGTTGAGTATTACGAGAGAAGACGTTCTCGGCAAGTCGAGAGCAGAAAACCTCGTTATGGCACGATGTATGGTCGTTGAGCAGATGATACACGCAGGATTCAGCATTACAACCATTGCGACCGTATTAAACCGCACCGTTTCAGCAGTGAGACATCTGAGCAAGATGTCTTACACCTATATCAGTACGTCTCGAGTTTATCGACTTGCCACGGCACAAGCGACCCTTCTAAACAAGGACGTAGAGCCGATTTGCATTTAAGAAACAAAAAGAAAATAACCAAAAGCGTTCTTTGACAATAATTCGATAAATACCCCTGCACTAACTTTTTGGAGCGAGCCAAAAATCAGAGTAACTTTGCAGCGGATTCCAATATTTGGCTTCCGTAACGTAATTAACTCAAAATTATATGGCAGACACTATCGAGAAAGTTTATTGCACTGGGGACGGTGGCAATGACAACCTAGCAGCAGCCTTGCTCGCTAGAGGTAGAGACAATGATCCAGCGACTATGCTGGCAGCAATGAACGGTGGTATGGGTGGAGGTTGGAACAACCCATTCGCCTACATGATGATGCTGGGAATGTTCCGGTTTATGTACGGTGATGGCTGGAACGGACAGAACGGAAACGTTCAGAGAGCCGAAATCCAGTCTCAGATTGACAGCCTTCGCAACCAGATGGCAGACAACCACAACAGCGACCTGTTGATGGGAGCAATCCAGGGCAACAACCAGGACTTGAAGACTTTGGCGGCTAACTTGAATTGCGACTTCAACGCATTGCAGTCTTCTGTTTGCGGCATTCAGGCAGCAATCCAGCAGATAAGCGGACAAGTTGGTTATTCGGCAGAGCGAGTAATCAATGCTATCTCGCAGGGTAACTTGCAGATGATAATGGCACTGAAGGACTGCTGCTGCCAGACACAGCAGAACATCATTAAGATGGGCTACGAGAACCAGCTGGGGCAGAAGAACATCGAGAACTCAATGCAGCGAGGATTCGATTTCAACAACCGCAGCATAGAGCGAGGCTTCTCGGCACTCGGTTTCCAGCTTCAGCAGGACAAGTGCGACATCATCCGCTCGAACCAAGACAACACCCAGCGAGTTATCGATGTACTGAACAATCACTGGCAGCAGGATTTGCAGCAGAGGTACAACGATGCACGCCTGGAGTTGAGCCAGCAGAGACAGAACGCTGAACTTATTGCAGCGTTGAAGACCACCACAACCACCACTGGAGCGTAGGAGGTCTTAACAAAATCTATCAAGGGGCAACTCGCTGTGTTATCAGTGAGACCCCTTTTTGTCTATTTATCGAATTATTAAAAAGAGCGCATTATGGAATTTAAAAATATACAGAGAAATCACCCGGTCTATCTGCTAGACAAGCAGACGGTGGAAGTTAAGGAAGGCAAGGTCGTAGACAACCAGCCGCACATCAACACTGGCATCGCAACCATTTCCAGCAGCGGACAGCCAATGCGAGACGTAACAATCGAGGTGGAGGGAAAGCAGACCATCTACACCATACCCGAACACCTGGGAGTAACTTTTGCAGGCGAAATCGTACTGGCAACCGACAAGGCAGACCTTTTGCCCGAAGTCGGGAAATTGGTAAATGAAGCCGATGAGATAATCAAGGCATACGAGCCAAGCAAGGAGCGGAAAGCCAAGGGCGAAGAACTTCTTGCAGCTTTGAACCCGGCAATCAAGGAGAAGCAGGAAACCGAAAAGCGTTTCAAGGCACTTGAGGGCGATATAAGCGGCATTCGTGGCATGGTTAAGCAATTACTCGACAAACTAGGATAGGAGGGCGCACAATGAAGAAAATAATCGTTATGCGCCATTCTTGCGACAGCGAGGAAGAGCGACACCAGCACCAAGAGAGCGACATCATCCACGGCTTACCATACGAGAAGGCAGCAAAGGCACTCATGGGAGCCAGTGGGTACGTGGCATACGTTGCCAAGCACGGCTACCACTTCACGAAGCAGCTAGCAATCAAGGCAAGCGAGCAGATGAAGAACGTAGACGGAACGAGCCACCGTTGGACGGTAGACGAAATCCGGCTAGCGACAAACAACGAGATAATCTCCAAGGGCGCAACCATCGGGGATATTCTCTATTTGGCAAATATGGCTTATGCGGACTTCTACCCGAAGGTAATCAAGACCGAAAGCGACTGCGTACAGTATGCTATTGCCGTAGCCAGTGATCCGGACGGATACGAGGGTATGGCATTCTGCAGGTGGACGGCAGACATCATCGGGAAGGGCGTTACCATTGACTGGGAAAAATTGGAATAAACCGAAAAATAAATTGATATGAGCGAAGTATTTCACGATTTTCAGGTGCACCACCTATATCTGTGCGCCCTAGTAATTTTTATCTGTTTCGCTACAATTTTGATAGCGATGACAATTGACTTGATAGCAGGCATACAGAAGGCGAAGGAACTGCATGTTGCAAGAACGTCAACTGGACTAAAGAAGACGTGCGACAAGGCGAAGAAGTATTTTCCGACATTCGGTATAGCTTCGCTTATGGACGTTGCTACGTGTATTATCTCTCCCTTCCCTATGTTCTCCATCGCCTGGACGGTATATCTGCTTTTGTGCGAGTTCAAGAGCATCCGGGAGAAGGCATACGAGAAGGCTGAGATACGCAAGCAAGACCGCACGATGCAGGTGATCCTCGAGAACAAGGACGAAATTGCGAAGACAGTTGTCGAGATAATGAGAGAAGAGCGGAAGAAAGGAGGAGATAATGAGAATAACTAGAGCGCAACTGGTAAAGATAATGCCGAACGCAGGCAGCAGGGCAGACACCTACCTCCCAATCATCAACGGATGGGCAGAGCATTTCCACATCAACACCCCTTTGCGAATGGCGCACTACCTCGCACAGATTGCCCACGAAAGCGGAGAGTTGAGATACACCAAGGAACTGGCAAGCGGCAAAGCCTACGAGGGCAGGAAAGACCTCGGCAACACCCAGCAGGGCGATGGCGTGAAGTATAAGGGCAGGGGATTGATACAGATTACCGGGCGAGCTAACTACCGGAAGTATGCCAATTATTGCGGCTTCGATGTTGTTGGCAGTCCAGAACTGCTGGAACGAGCATTCGGTGCAACGAAATCCTCGATGTGGGTATTCGACACCTTCGGCTGCAATGAGCTGGCAGACCAAGACAACTTGAAGGCTATCCGCAGAAAGATAAACGGAGGGTACAACGGACTGGCAGACTGCGAAAAGTACTTGAAGCGAGCCAAGGAAGCCATGAAAATCAAGGTGCTTGCATAATAAACATATCAATCTAACGTTTTAAAGTATGGAAAATTCAAGAAAAGGGCGAAATTTGCGTTCTGTGGCGTTATTTCTCGCCATGCTTATAATTACCCCACTTTTGATTTGCGGCTGTTCCTGCGCAAAAACAGCCGAAAATAACACTGTTTATCGCGATAGCGCACATACCAGCGCAAGACGTGACAGCGTGAACCAGCGACAGATCCACTGGCAGGACACCCAGCAGCACGACAGCGTATTCAGGCATGACAGCGTGCTTGTCTATATCAAGGGTGACACCGTAATCAAGGAACGCTGGCACAACCTTACGACCACCAGATGGAAGACGACAACCAAGACGGACACCATCGTTGGCGACATCTACACATTTGTGACCGACACCGTGAAGGTCAAGTATTACGTGAACCGATACAAGACAAAGGAGGTGGAGAAGCCAGTGAGCACATGTCAGAAGATAAGATTATTCATTGGCGATTGCGTATTGCTATTCCTGGCACTCATTGCCGTTAACTGGATAAAGGAGCGCATCAAGAAGAGAGTTCAATAGGTTCAATCATAATATCTCATTAATCGTAAAGGGCAGGGAGCGCAGGAGAGCGTTTTCCTGCCCTATTTTTGTGGAAGAACACTTTTCATTAAGAGAAAAGGGGTAGGGGATATGAGAGTTAGATTATATATTCATTCAAACTAAGGCGTGCAGGTTATTATTATATAGAGCGTAGAAAGCGTACCGAAAATAGCCGAAAGCGTACCGAAAATAGCCGAAAGCGTACCGAAAATAGCCGAAAGCGTACCGAAAACGACCGAAAACGACCGAAAACGACTGAAAATAGCAGTGCTTACGACATAAACAGCAAATAAAAGTTAAAATATTAATATCTTTGCACCGTGTTTAGGAAATAAGCACAATAAACATTCAGTAATTTAAGCCCTAGGCAGCACGGTTAAGCCAAAGAAAATGAAAAAGTCAAATTCAAACGTTTTAGAGTTCACAACAAAGTTCATCAACTCTAACTTCCGCATCAAGGTCTTCGGACACGATGAGAACGGCAAGAAGATAAACACACTCGTAGGAGTAAGCGGAATTTTGAAGCTCATCGGTGCTGAACTTTTCAACAAGTTTGTTAAGAGAGCATTGAAGGCTGGTCTGGACGCTTGCCGCTGCGCTTTGAGACGTGGACTTGTAGTAACATTGTATGCTAAGTAATCAAGGGAGGACAGAGAAATGGCAAGAGCAAAATATTACATCACGGAACGAGAAATTTAAATTGGCAAGATATGAAGGAATACGACAAGATACCAGCACAAGCAGTGGTCGAGGTAACGACCAGCTGGGGAAGAACCTGCTTGTTGGAGATTGGGCGAGACCTCAAGGAAGGCACGGTGCTCGATGGCTATTATTATCCGGTAAGCAAGGCTTTCGATTTCGAATGGAAGGGAGAGGGCGCAATGCTGTGGATCGGGGACAACGGAAGACTTGTAAGTCTCGGAGAAGGTCAGAAGCACAAGTACATGAAGCTATCCCTAATGCTATCAGATTGCGAGTACTTTCTTCGCAACCCATGCTTGCGAAACCTCTATTTCCCAAGCATCGCCAGACACTGCAAAGAAATGCGCCAGTACTGGCTGGAGTTGAATATCAAGCCGGAGTGGTTATCATACAAGCAGATTGGAAGGCTCGAGCACAAGATGAACCGAATGAAAACGAAGTTAGACAGACAATTAAAAAAAGACTGGAGACAATGACAGGACAAGAGTACAGAGAAGCCCTGCACGAAATCAACGTGAAGGATGAGAACAAAAGAAGAATGCTGACAAAGGAATTTGTCACGGAGCACAGCCCAGTTAAGTTTGGCGATTATATCAGCGACCAAAGTGATACGATAAGGGTTGAAGGTTGGATTATTTCGAAGAGAAGCTACAAATTAGACTCTTTGCCTTGTCTTCTATATCAAGGAAAGACCTGCAAGAAGGATGGTACGCCACTCGAGAACCCAAGGCGGTGCATCGTCCATCAGAGCAAGCTCTTGCGAGTAAATGGAGAACCAGTAAAGAATCACGGATATGGAGAATAGAATAAACATCAAGAGAACGAAGAAGGGTTCTGGCGCAACGGTCAAGCTAGTTGGCATACAGATAGACAACGACCTGCTGCCTTTCCTCAACGCATTGCCCAACAAGTCACGATTCATCAATGATTTGTTGAGAAAGAAATTTTTCGGAAAATAATTTGGTGGTTTCAAAGGAAAAGCGTACCTTTGCATCACTGAATGTTTAAAGTGGTCACCACTTATTACCCCAGCGGCTCG